ACGTCGGCTCACGCGAGCAAGCGAGTGCGGTGGCAAAAAAGATCAAGGACATCGAGCAACACGACGAGCGTCTGGGTTACGAGTACCGCATGAACCCGGCTGACTCGGCCATCTTCGCGGAAATCGGTGGGTCCAAGTCAATCGGCAAGCTGTTTCGCGACAACGGCGTCAAGTGGACGGAAGCCTACAAGGGACCGCGAAGTCGCATCAACGGCGCGCAGCTCGTCGTGGAGATGCTCAAGACCGGACGGCTCAAGGTGTTCAAGACCTGCCGCCACTGGATTCGCACCGTCCCGGCGCTCATGCCGGACGACAACAACCCCGAGGACGTGAACACAACCCAAGAAGACCACGCTTGGGACGACACGCGCTATGCGTTGCTCCAGGTGCGCCGCCCACCGGACGAGGAACAAATATCCGCCGACCTAGATGAACCGACCAAAAAATATGACGACGACACCTACCGCCTGAAAGTCTGACCATGCAAACAACCGAACAACAAGCCACCGCATCCAACGGCACGCGCGAGACGCCAAAGCCCGACGAGCTAGCGCGCAAGTGGAAGAAGCGCATCGCCAACGCGCGCGCGTACTGGGAGAAGTTTCACAAGCGCGTGCGTCACAACCGAGCCGAGGTTGCTGGCTTCAACTGGAAAGCCGACCCCGAGTCCAAGCAGTTCTACAAGCACCGCGCGAACCTCATCCACGGCACGATCACCGCCATCCTGCCCAGCATTTACGCCCGCAATCCCGAGATCAGCTCCACGCCGCTCTACCGCGCGGAAAACCTCAAGCTCTTTTGCAAGACGATCGAGACGGTCACGAACCGTTGCTTGGAGCGTGCGCGCCTGAAGGACCGTGCCAAGGCGACCGTGCGCAGCTCGCTCACGTCGTCGTTCGGTGTCGTCAAGGTCATGTATCAGCGTGATCTTCAGAACGACCCGATCATCCTCGCGCGCATGAACGACACGCAGGACAACATCGCCGAAGCCGAGCGCCTGATGGCCGAAATTGACGATCCGGACCAGATCAGCGCGCAGGAAGCAAACCTCGAAGAGCTGAAGCAGCTCATGACTTCGCTCAAGGAGCAAGTCGAGGTCGTGGCAGCCGAGGGTCTGGTCATCGACCGCGTGCTTACCGACAACCTCATCATCGACCCCTCGGTGTGCGAGTTCTTCGACTATCGGGACGCGGGCTGGCACTGCCAGATCATCCCCATGAAGAAGTCCGAGGCCGAGGCGACCTACGGCATGAAGCTGGACGACGCCAAGGCGTACCAAGACAACCAACAAATGCCCAAGAAGGACGGGCGTCTGGCCAGTGGTACCGCCATGCTGGACGAGGACAAGCAGATCGCCATCCTCGAAATCTGGGACAAGACCACCCAGCGCGTCTACACCATGGCCGAGGGTTGCGACTTCTGGCTACGCGATCCCTATTCGCCCCGCAAGGTGGGCGAACGCTGGTTCCCGTTCTTCCTCTTGCCCTTCCAAGTGGTCGATGGCCAGTTTGTGGCTCCGAGCTTGGTGGACCTGACCGAAAAGCTCCAGGACGAGCACAACGAGGCTCGCGACCGATTCAACGAGCACCGCGACCTGTGCCTGCCTGGCTGGGTGGCGTCGGGCGAAGTGAGCGAGAAGTCCATCAAGCGCTTCAAGGACAGCGAGCTAGGCGAGATCACGATCGTCGATACCGAGGGCAAGCCGCTTTCGAGCGTCATCATGGCGCGCGAGCATCCGAAGATTGACCCCGTGGTGTACGACACGAGCGCCGTGCGCTACGACTGGGAGCAAGTCACCGGCCTGCAAGATGCCGCACGCTCCACCGTCGTCAAGCCCAAAACCGCGACCGAGGCTTCGATCATGCAGCAATCGCTGTCTGGTCGAACCAGTGAGTTCCGCGACCAGGTGGAGGACTGGCTGCAAGAGATCGCCCAGTACGCCGCCCAAGTCCTGTTGCAAGAGCTGACGCCCCAGCAGGTCGAGCGAATGATGGGGCCGCCTGAGGAAGTGATGACCGATGTCGGTGGCGTGAAAGTGCCGACGATGGTCAAGCCCTACGACTGGCCCGAGCTGACTCGCGATCAGGTCTTCGAGATGATCGAGATGCGCATCCGAGCCGGTACCACTGGCGCGCCAGACAAGCTCGAAGAGCAGGAGAACTGGACCAAGATCATGCCGGTCATCAAGGAATTGGTGATGACGATCATCGAAGTCCAGTCGAAGGGCATGGACCCCGAGCCCTTCGTCAACCTGTTGCGCGAATCCATCAAGCGATTCGACGAGCGCCTGGATGTCGAGCAGTTCATCCCCAAAGCTCCGGCGCTACCCGCTCCCGCGATGCCCGGAGCAATGCCTGGAGCAATGCCTGGCGCACCCATGCCCCCCGCGTTGGCCGCAATGGCTGGCGCGTAAGTTTTCTCAACCACTACAAAGGAATCCCTCATGCCACTCTGGAAGCAACGACTGTTCTCCCGCCTGCACAAGCCCGCCGACGGCGAAGGCAATGATCTTGGCGGTGGCGGCGCGACCGACGACACGTCCGGCACCGACAACACCGACCAAGACGACAACACCGGCGGCGAGCCCGAGGCCAGCGCCAGCGACGACGCCTCGGGTACCGACACCGATGCGGGTACCGAGACGAAGACGACCGAAGACCTGCCGACCGACAAGCCCCAGTCCGCGAAGATGCTCGCATTGCTCGATGAGCTGTCGGGCGACAAGCCAGCCGGTACCGACACGAAGCCCGCCGACAAGCCTGCCGACGAGCCCAAGGCCGAGGACAAGCCAGTCGAGCCTGCCCAGCCCAAGACCGTCGAGCAAGAAGAAGCCGAGCTACTGGACGGCGTGAAATCCGAGCGCGGCAAGGAGCGCATCAAGGCTGTGTTCGCTGAGAAGAAGCAACTCGAATCCGACATCACCGAGTTCCGCGACCTGGTGAAGTCCACCGGCATGAGCGCCCAGGAGTTCGCCCAAACCCTGGAGTTCGGACGCCTGGTCAGTTCCAACGACGAGAAGAACATCCGCGTGGCCTTGGAGATGATCGAGGGTCAGCGCGCCATGCTGTACCAGAAGCTTGGCGTCGAAGCGCCTGGCGTCGATCTACTGGCCGGTCACGACGACCTGAAGACCGCCGTCGAGAACATGGAGATCACCCGCGACAAGGCGGTCGAGCTGGCCAAGCACCGCAAGACGCAAGCCGACCAGACCGCGCGCCAGCAAGCCGAGACTGAGGCCGCCAATCGCCAGACGCAGTACCGCGAGACGGTGCAATCCGCCGCGAACGCGATGGAAGGCTATCTTAAGACCCGCGAGAAGGAAGCCGACCATCCCGCTCGCCTGAAGGTCATCGGCGAGCACTTCCAGAACCCTGCGAACCTTCAGCGCTTCGTGCAGACGTTCGAGCCCAAGCAGTGGACCGCCGCTCTCCAAATGATGTACGACGGCATCACGGTCCCCAAGGCCGCGCCAGCAGCACAACCCCAGCCACTTCGCTCGCGTCCGACGCAGCTCGGCACGCCAGCCGCGCAAGGCAGCACGCCCATCGACCGCGTGGCCCAGCATCTCGACAACCTAGGCATCTGACCCGTAACACGAAAGGAGGTCAGCGATGGCCCTGAAAGACTTAAAGATCACCAAGAAGGAAGCCAAGGCCAAGAGCGAGAGCATGGTCATTGGCACTTCCGACCAGGAGCGTTACCCCTACGGCCTGCGCCTGGACCTGAACAACGAAACGCTGGAAAAGCTGGGCATGAAGAAGCTGCCCAGCGTCGGCACGGTGCTCATGTTCGAGGCGAAGGCGAAGGTCGTCGGCTCGCGCCAGTCCGCGACCGAAGGCTCGGAAAACCGCAGCGTGGAGCTTCAGATCACCCACATTGACCTGGAGGACGGCGAGTCCAGCGAAGAGGTCAAGGAGGGCGAGTTGACCCGTGGCCAAGCGGGCGCGATGGATCGTGTCGCAAAGAGGATGCGCGACATGTGAACAAAAATCCGGCGAGGGGTTGACAGCCATTCAAAATCCCTCATGCCAGTTCTGCATCGTCGTGCTGACTGATTCGCAATGAGCGTTAGCGGGGATCGCCTCCCGCAGCGAGTCAGCCAGTACCTCGATGCGGTACACGCCAAATTTGTCGCTGCATCGGTGGGGTCGCGTCCACCAGCGCAAAGCGCACCAGGTCAAAGCCGTACCCGAAGTCGCGTCGGGAACCTGATGAGCTGAACTCGATGGGCTTGCGTGCCATCACGGCGTGGAAGGTGTTTCTCAAACCTTTCATTTCGGAGCAGCGATATGCCCATTTCCAATCAAGACTTGCAGGAGTTGGCCAAGGTTTCCTTGGACGAGTACCTGCGCAACATGCCCGTGGACCAGATTGCCACGGAGCGCCCCCTTCTGAAAAAGCTCATGGAAGGTCGCAAGACGTTCCTCGGCGCGAAGCAGAACGTCGTCGAAAACGTCCGCAAGACCTACGGCTCGAACTTCGCCTGGGCCTACGGAGAGGATCAAGTCAGCTTCAACAAGCGCAACACCACCGAGCAGGCTGGCTTCCCATGGCGTCGTGCCGTCGATGGTCTCTACATCGACTACGACCGTCTCTTCGGTGCCGGTATCAAGGTCCGCGAAGGTGAAAAAGGCGCGTTCAAGCTGGAGCAAAACGAGAAGGTTCAGCTCTTGAACTTGCTCGACGAGCAGATGGAATCCTTGCGCGAAGGCTTCATGCAGAAGCTCGACCTGGAACTCCACCGCGACGGCACCCAAGACCCCGACGCCATCGCTGGCTTGGACGCCTTGATCTCCGTGGCTCCCAACACCGGCGTGATCGGTGGCTTGGACGGCGCGACTGCCACCTACTGGCGCAACCATGCCAACACCGGCATCCAGACCGGTACCAAGGGCACCCTCGCGAAAGCGATGGAGGCCGCATGGCGTCGTTGTATCAAGAACGGCGGCTCGCCCAACTTCATTTTGGCAGGCGGTAAGTTCATCGACGCATATCGCGATGAAATCGTCGTCACGAACAACGCCGATGCTGGCGCTGTGAAGAAGCTGGACGTGGGCGTCGGTACCGGCGTCAACACGGGTCTGTACTTCAAGGGCGCGGAAATCATCTGGGACCCTCAGTTCGAGGAACTCGATGCGTTGACCACTCCGACAGTGGAATGGGAGAAGCGCTGCTACTTCCTGAACACCAAGCACGTGAAGTACCGCGACGACGAGATGGACATCGTGACGCCTATCCGTCCGCATGACGTTCTCGCCATGTACGCGATGGTGAACCTGCGCTGCGCGCTGTCCACCAACCGCCGCAACGCGCACGCCGCGTTGTCCATCGCCTAATCAGCGACCCCGATCCTCGACCGGTTCGCGCCGGTCGGGGATTTTCATAACCAACGAGAACGCGAGGACTCCTATGAGCAAGACCACTGTCAACGTGCCCCTGGTGCACGTCACGATTCGCCGCGATGCGAACACCATCACCCCCGTCACCGAGCCCCCCTTTGAGCTGACCATGCTCCGCCCGATGTTCGGCAAGGAGAACGTCAC